AGGTGGGCGGAAGGCTTTGCCGGGCTTGTGCCGGTAAATCCGGCAAGTCAATAGAGGACATGCAAAGCATCCTTGACGCCGAAACTTGGCTCAACGCGGAAGAAGCCTTGGCCGCTGGCCTGGTTGATTCGATTGAATCCGGGTGCGACGAAGGCGCCGAAAAGAAGAAAAAGAAAAAAGAAAAAATGAACAGTTTTGACCTGTCAGTTTTCGCTAACGTGCCGGACAAACTGAAAGGCATTAAGTCAGAACCGACAGTCAGAGATTTGGAACAAGCCTTGCGGGACGCGGGCTTGAGCAACAAACAGGCGAAAGCCATTCTTGCAGAAGGCATTAAGGACGGTGTTCGGGACGAACTACCAGCCGAAAAGCCTGAACTGCCGGTCGAAGATGCTCCTCGGGACGTTGAGCAACCTGCGCCAAAGAAAAAGGATCGCACAAACGACTTACTTATCAGGGCTGAAAGAATAGCCCCAACGCCAACATGAAAAACAAGGAGTAAAGAATAAGATGAAAACCCTTACACAGTATAGAGAAGACGTAAAAAGCCTTATGAAAAAGGTTTTTGATATTGATGCCAAGGCAACGGCGGAAAATCGTGATCCGCACGAGCACGAAATCAAAATGAAAAACGAATTGATGGATGCGGTTGAAGAAATCAACACCAACATCTCGGCGCTTGAACGCCAGGAAAAGATTTCTGCAATGTTGGATACTCCGGCCAAGCCGAGAACCGTAGAGCACAAGTCAAGCGGCATCACCGACGTAAAAGACCGGGTAAAAGACCGTTTTGACAGTCTTGGCCAACAGATGTTCGCAATTGTCAATGCCGGCCGGTCTGGTGGAAAAACAGATCCGCGTCTTTTTAATGCGGCTTCCGGCATGAACGAAAGCGTGCCAAGTGAAGGCGGATTTCTTATTCAGCAGGACTTCACCAACGATCTGTTAAAAGATCTGGTGAAAACTGGTGTTCTTGCTCCAAAGTGCCGACCTCAGCCGATTTCCGGCAATGCCAACTCTATCAAGATCAACGGTGTTGACGAGACTTCCCGCGTATCTTCCCGGTTCGGTGGAATTGTCGGCTATTGGGCGGACGAGGCGGAAGAGAAAACCAAATCAAAGCCAAAATTCCGCAAGATCGAATTGAACCTTCACAAGCTCATCGGTCTTTGCTACGCCACCGACGAGTTGCTTTCTGATGCGGCTGGACTCGAAGGGTTTATCCGGGCAGCTTTCCCGTCTGAATTCGGATTCCTGGTAGATGATGCCATTATCCGTGGAACCGGCGCCGGCCAGCCCCTTGGAATCTTGAATTCTGGAAGCCTTGTAACAGTCAGCAAAGAGGCCGGCCAGAAAGCCGATACCATCAACGCTTTGAATGTTTTCAAAATGTCCAGCCGTATCTTCGCCAATTCGTATCTGAATGCGGCTTGGTACGTCAATCAGATGTGTCTTCCTCAACTCTATACCATGAGCGTTGATATCGGCACCGGTGGTCAATTGGTCTATGTACCGCCTGGTGGTATCTCCGGTGCTCCTTATGGTTCGCTGCTTGGCCGGCCAGTAATTCCGATTGAGCAGGCTTCGGCCCTGGGGGATGTCGGCGATATTATTCTTGCCGATATGAACGGCTACATCTTGGCACAGAAGGGCGGTGTTTCCAGCGATGTGTCTATCCATGTCCGGTTCGTCTATGACGAGAGCGTGTTCCGTTTCGTGTTGCGGATTGACGGCCAGCCGGAACGGGCAACAGTTCTTACCCCATACAAGGGCGGCGCAGGTGCAACTCAGTCTCACTTCGTGGCTCTTGAGGCTCGCTAAGTAATTAATGGGGTGGCGCAAGTCACCCCTTCAAATCAATAAGGAGTAAATGAAATGAAACTTTGTCCTGAAACTTTTCCAGTAATTATGTGCCACGAGGGCATTGCTGCAAGCGCAATGGATCATGGCTCCCAGGCTATCAATCTTGAGAATGCCAACGGTGTTCTTTTCATCCTGTCTCATGCCACCGGCACCGACGTTGATATGGTTTTGACCATCAACGAGGGCGCAACGGCGGCAGAGTGTAACGCGGCCACATATCCGCTTACCACCGGCGCAGAGTTCCCGATCTGGGTAACTGCCAATTGTGCAACCACCGACGTTCCGGCCAAGCAGACAGACGCTGTGACCTATACAATTGATGCGGGTGTGCTCACTGGTACCTCGTTGGTTCAGATGTATGTACCGGCTGCGAAGCTGACGGCCGGCCGCACATTTGTAAGTGTCGGCTCGACAGGCGGCGGGACTGGCCTTGTAGCCTTGTGCGCGATTATCGACGGCGGAAGGTATCAGCAGGCCGAACCTCCAACCGTAATAGCTTAACCGTCTTGTTTTGCCAAAGGCTGCTTGAAATATAGTGGCCTTGGCACAGGAGCTTATAAATGTTGAGAGAAGATATCGAACTGACGAAAAACATAGCCAAGGAGGAAGTAGGCCGTGTTCTGCGTGAAACTGTTCAAGAAGAGTTTGCAAAAATGTTGAATCAACTTCGTGCCGAAATTAAGGCAGAATTTGAATCTTTGGCAAAAGCACAGTCGGCAGCGAAAGTACCGGCTAAAAACAAGGAGCTTGAAAAATGAACTACGCATCCTCAACACAGGAGCGAATCGGTGATATCAATGCTGGAATGCGTGTTGAAACCGGCACGCTTGATAATACCGTTTACCTGATTCAGAACGTTAAATCCCTTTCACCCCATTTGACGCGCCAATTTGGTTTAATGCCGGTTCTGTACCTAATGCGGACTTGGTGTGTGGTGACCATGGCCGTTTGCTCACTTTTTAAAACCTCTCTTGCAGACTTAGGCCATATCGCCGCCCAGATCGTAGTCGTGTCATTCCAGGACGAGGTGAACCCTCCGTGTCCGTTTGGGACTTTAGACGGATATTGGATGGTAATCCGTTTTGAGAGGTCGCCTATTTTCATTCGAACACATCCCGCAATCTGGCCGAACCAAGCAACCGGCCAACTGTCTTGTTTTCCATCAACGGCCGGTCTGATTTATCTCCCCGGTCATTGTACATATCGGCAACCAACATCTGGATTGCCGTTCTGATCTTTGCGGGGACACTGGCCACCGTCGCCCCGTACCCGCAGACGAATCTTGTTGTGATCGGATTAGAGGGGTACAATGTCCCGCTTGGCCAGACCACACCATAAGGTAAAACCACCCGGCCACACTGCTCGCCGTTGGTCTCGGCAAGATACTCCGTGGTTGCCGTCATGGTCGTTGTGGCCCCGGCCGTGTCTTTGTACTTTACTGAGGTCACAGTCTGAAGATTACCGAATGGTAACTTTATTGCTTGGCCTGCCGGAAATCCCTGGATGCTATAATCCCAGGTCGGGGTAATGAGTGCGCGGCCTGTTTCATCTTCAACCATTTCCCGTGCCGCCGTGATCAAGGCCGTAATCAAGTCATCATCCGCAGAAGTCGAAGCATCACGAATAATAGAAACTCCGAAGTCACAAGCGGCTACTGCAACAACGGCGATTACCCGGATGTACCGTTTCCCTCCAGAGTATGACTTCTCAAAAGTGGCGTTATCGTTGGCCGTAGTAACCTGCGTAAATGCGCCGCCTACCACATCGGCGTAAGTTGCATCATCATCGCTGTGCTGAATCCTTACATCTACCGTTCCTCCTGCGCCATTGGTGCCGGACTCAAACATTACAACGGCAGTGGAAACCATAACGTCAACCGAAGCCCCTGTGTAGGTGGCAATGGCATGGTTGCCCGGTGCAATGCTTTGAGTCGAGTCAATATTCCCGGCAAAGGTGTCAGAATCCTGTTTCAAATGCAGTTTTGCTTCTGCAAGTGTTACAGGCTCAATTGCCGGTGCGCTGTAAAGGGAAACGATCATCTTTTTTAAATCCTACTATTTAAAAAATGAGGGGCATAACGCCAGGGGCAAGAACGCCAGCCCCTCACCTAGACCTTGCGGCCTAATCTATTTTTTACTGCGCCCCTTTTAAACTTAAGCGTCAATTTCTTCCCAAACAAAATGGAAGAGCAAAGAGGCCGTTCCACCAACAGAGTGATACGTCAGCAGTGACCGGCCGGCGGCGAGAACAATACCACCCTTCAAGTCGACAATATTGACCGGACTATTTACTGAGGTGGTGATAGCCCCTTCCATGGTCGATCCACAAATTCGTTCCAGCACCGGCGTTGAAATGGTTGCGCCATCATCACAGTAGGCTACAGAAGTTGCGTAACCATTACGGGTACAACGTGCGGCAATCGCCTGGGCAAAACCGGTATCAGTTGCAGTCGTCAAGCCAACGACACCTTCTGCGGGATTTACAAATGAAGACGACCAGCCAAACTCATGAATCACAAGCAGCTTGCCGCTACCTGTTGGATTTGCCACACCGAGACCCGTCCATGTGGTAGTCAAACCTGCTGTAACAGCAACCGCCGCTTGGTTAGCTACTGAAAACAACCGGCCGTTTAACGCTGCATCAGCCAAAGATCCGCCACCGCTTACTACCATCAGCTTCCCTTCGGTATCGCAGAGGGCCGCTCTTCCTACTCCTGATCTATCTTTTGCATACATTTCGTAAAGCTCCTTTTAAGCGTTTTGAATCGCGTAGATTTGACGTAAATCTTCTTCCCAGGTGCCGTCATGAGACACATATTGAGCACCTGTATCCACCACATGAAGGGTAGAACCTTCAGGCGGATCTTCCGGCCAAGCGTCGGTAGATAACGCCTGGAATCGCTGGACTGTGGTTACAAGTGTGAGTGCCATAATTAAACAATAGCCTCAGCATAGGCTCCGTCACTCAACGGCACATAAAGCAGCGTGAACTTCGATGTTCCGCTTGCCTGGCTTGCTGTGGTGGTCTCAATACCCACAACGCCAACCCCGCCAACCGTACCA